CGTATTGCAAATTCGCGTCGGACATGGGGCTGCCGGACGTGATGACAGACCCAGACCTAGTCGCCAGCGAGTACGCCATGGAGACGGCGATTTGGTTTTTCGAGCAAAACGGATTGTTCGAGATGGCGGACGCAGGCGTATCCGATCCCATGATTAAGAAGATCAGCAAGAGGGTCAACGGCGGATATCACGGACTGTCAGATAGGGCCGAGAAGACGTTTGAAGCACACAAGTGGTTGGCGGTTGCCCAATAGGCAAGACCAGAAGGCCAGTCACGGAGCGGGTCGCGCCGGCGAATACATGGCGATGGCCCGCCTTAGTCTTGCGGGCCACACTGCAACGCTCGCGCAGGCTGCGCTGCACGACGCGTATATACAGACGGATACACAGAAACTGCTGACGTTACAGGTCAAGACGGCCACATATCGGCGCTTCCACTGCTATCAGTTCTATACGAAAATGGTTGATGTACGAAATAGGTCGGATATCTACGCCTTTGTCTGCATAGATTTGGAGAATGACTTCGAGAAGATATTCTGGTGCCGTGGCGACGACCCAATGATACGACCGTCCTCCACACATATTCGCTTCGAGGATTTTAGCGAGAAAACTATGGCGAAAGTTTTATCGTCGTTCGATTGATTAGTAGCCAAGTAACACCGGAGCATCACTTGGCTATCAGAAGTGCACCTAAGTGCGCCTTGGGTATCTTTTAGCGATCAATCCCACTGGTAGTCGGTTTCGATTGGAGATTTGCTGTAGACCCACCGCCACTGCCGCTTGGGCTTGTCCTTAATCGTGACTAGCATCCGCTCCCGATACAGCGATCCCTCGTTAAACAGCCGGTCAAGATAGTTTGACACGCGCTGCACGCTCTCGTCGATCAGTGGAGCTAATTCCGCTGCCGTATAGCCGTCGTGCGACGGCATCAGCTTCAGCAACTTGAGGCCCTGCTTCGCCCCGTACTCCTTGCGCTTCGCGGCTAACACTCGCGCGCTCGGGCTTGGTTTCGAGATCGGGGTTGGGCTTGAGGCTGTAGACACGCGCGGCTCCTTGCGCTCCTTGGGCGGCAGCGGGCCACGCTTGCCCAGCTTGTGCTGTAGCTTCTCGAACTCCATCAAGACGTGGCCGTAGGTGATCTCGTATCTTTCGTGCTTCGTCGTGGCAAATTGAAGGTTTGCCTTTAGTCGTGCTTCTGGAGATCGACTATTGCGGATTTCATCAAATCTACGAGCGAGATCAGCTCCTGTAATCTCTGTTGCAAATTGGGCCTCTTCTCCGTCGACGGCTCCATCAGCATTATCATGCACACTCTGTCGAGCCTCTTGCAAATCTTTTCGAGCCTGTCGGTAGATTTCGTGTCTAGGTCCGTATTCATTTTTCTTCCTCCCCAATGTCAGGCCCAGCTCGTGCTTGATGCGGTGGACTGTTGACGTTGCAATTTTCAGCTTGTCGGCGATTTCCTTTTGCGACAGGCCCTGCTCGGCCAATATCGCTACATGTTTGCGATTATATGCTGCCACGGGGGTCATTCGTCGTCCTCCATGGCTAGAATGGTTCCGTAACCGGCGCAGTTGGCGCACTCGATGTTATAACTTTCGTAATCACCGAACGGATTTGCGTGACTGGCCGGCAGAAACCGGTCGTGCTCGACGGTGCCCTCGCCGTCACATTCTGGGCACTCAATGCGTCTCGTCATCGTCGTCTCCCTTCATTGCTAATTCCCCGGCGCAGGCGGCGTAGCCTGCCATATCCACGAAATTATCGATGTGTTTTTTGTTTAACTTTGCGCGCGCCAGCTTCACCATTACCATCATTAAACCGACGTCAACGGCGTCAACGAGATCGCTCCCGAGGTGGGTGTTCCAATATGCCGCAATCGTGGAGAAGTTGTCTTCCACGTCGCCGTGGTCGGCTGCGCGGTCTCGAGTGACATAGTCTGTGGCGGTAGCCAAAATAGACGCCTTAGTGTGTTTCGGCATCAGAGTGCCTCCCAGTGTGTTGGACGCGCCTGTGGGCGGTCTGTGTGGCTCGCAGAGGCATCTGGGAGCGTGCACGCGACCAGCAAGGCGCACAGCGCCAGCGTCGTCGCGAGAATGACGTAATCTTGCTTGCCGACCTTCATGCCAAGAACCCCTCCGCAGTCTTGCACCAGATCACAGACGAGGCGCGGACCTGATCGGCCGACTTGTAAATTCTGGCGCAGGCGACGTTGCCCTGCTTGTGCATGAACAGCATCATCGATCCCACGATTTTGCTGTCTTCCTTGATGACGTCTGCGACGTCAGCCGTAGTGAACGGGTAGTCCTCCATGTTATTAATGGCGGTGCGCGTGCGGTCGGCCAAGCTGTGAACGGCGCGGTGTTTTTCTGGTGGCATGTGCATTGCGTGCGTAAAGAGGTCGATGTCATTTTCATCGATCACTTCGGTTTGCTCCAGCAGCGGGTGGGTCACGGCGACTTTGGTTGCTTTGGCTACCTCTTCAGAGCGGTCGCTCTTCCGGGTGTGGACGACGTGGGTCACAAACCACGGGGTGCGTCCGCGCGGGTCTCGGTCGTTCTCAACCATAGCCGCTTGGAACATGTCCCCGACGCTGACGTCGCCCATCTGGACCAGTATCGAGTTGGGGATGTACGCCTGTTGGAAGTTGTCCTGCGTGATGGCGAACGCGTAGTTTTCGCCGGTGAACGTAATTTGTATTTCCTTGGTCATGTTGATCTCTCCAATCTTGATTGTTAGGCACTTCTCTAAAGGGGTAATTACTTGGTGAAGTCGTTACCCCTTTACGGAGGTGTCTTCGGGGAGCCGAAGCTCCCCGGTTGATTAATATTTAAGAATTGAAATAAGGCGGCTTTTTGCATCCCGCATTGCATCTTCTTCTTTTTGCGTTTTGCGCCCCATGCTGTTTTGCAAGGCTTCCAGCTTGCCGATGATTGTGTCGAGTTTTTTGTTTTGAGCGTTTGTCATGTTCGTTTCTCCCGGTTGGTGGGGAGCCGAAGCTCCCCGGTTGATTAGTTTTGGCGGCTCATGCGAAGATCGCCATCTGGGCCGTGGCTCATTTTGAAGCGCATTGGCTTGTCATCCTCCAGTGCCGCTTCATCTACCATCTCGAGGCTGATATTGTCGTTGGCTGTGCTAACGATTTTAAAGGTCTTGCCGTGGAACTTGATTTTGTCGCCATGCTCTTGCAGGAATGAATATTCCCGTTTGCGTTCGCCTGAACTGATCATAACGCAGTTTTGAGTTGCAAAATGTAGTTTGTGGCCACGCTTTTTTGCATCTTCGACAGCTTCGAATGGGCACATGCACATATCAATGGCGCATGAAATCACGCTACCTAGAGTGTAAAAATGGTGCATTGTGCCGTAGCGTTTAGTTTCAAACGCAATAGCGATTATGTCGTTTTCCTTGTAACCCTGCCATTCATCTTTGGCTGCAAAGATAGTGTGGGCTGGGCCTTCAAATTTTATTTCGCGTTGTGTCATATCCGTATTCCTTTGTGTGTGTCTCTCTATATAAGTTAGCTTAATGTTAACAACAGCAGACTACAAGCACTAAATGTTCACATTGGAAAAAAAATGTTGTAAGCTCCCCGCTGACACATATGGAGGGTCCACAATGCTAGACGACGACACCAAAGAACTCGTGCGCAATCTCAACAGTCCGCACCGGGTCGTGAACACCATGGCGCTGTTCAAATTCTGCGAGCGGGCGGCCACGATCATCCAAGATCAGGCGGCGGCGCTGCATCAGGCTGCCGCCGACGCGCTAAAGGCGCAGCCCGCGAAGACTGCGCCCAAAAAAGATGCCAAGAAGTAGCGGATTAACGGGGGCCGGGCATGAACTCTAAGAGCGGATTTCTGTCCGGCAATCCCGCGCCCTGCGCGCCACCGGCAGCGGCTGTCAGCAGCCCTCCGGTCACGTTTTGCTGGGCAAGTTGCCGCCTGTCACGCGCGGCAGCAATCATGGGCTGGGCCTGCTCCATGCGCCCAGCTTGAAGCAATAGGTCTTCCGGCGTCATGCGCTGCGACAGAACCGGAGCCAGCTCTCGTCCGACTTCCTGTATGCGCTGAGCCTGATTTGGGCCACCGATAATCGCCTGAGTGGCCCCACGGGACACCGCAGGCAGCAAGCCTGCTTGGCCAACTGTCTCCGCCATCGAGGTGCCAATCAGCTCCTTGAAGCGCGCCTCAACCGCTTGACGAATTGCAGTTTTTGAGTTTTGAGCAATTGACGCAGACATTGTAAGTGCCTGGGATGCTTGACTAATTTTCTCTGATATAGCGTCAAACCCGGGGTCACCTAGCACCATCCGCATTTTGGTGGCAACGGCGCGGCTGTTCATTACTCTGAGCTGCGCCAGCGCCTCTACGACTTCAAGTGTATTGTCTTGCGTTGGGCTCATTCTGGCGTTTGCCGCGATTTCGTCAAGCCGATTGCGCAGGGCAGTGCGGACCTGTCCGAGCTCAGTCGGCCCCATCACGTCCAAAGCAATAGACACTTCTTCGCGCGTGACTTTTGGATTGAGAAGGTCATTCCCCAAATCCGCTGCAATCTTTTGATCGATAGCGTCTTTGCCAGCCGCGCGGGCCTTGGCATAATCTGGACTGACGTCGTCCATGCCGCGACGTAGCTGGATCGCTAGAGCAGTCTTGGACCGGTAGCCCTCAATGTCTCCAGACCGTTTAAGCTCTTGGGCGCGGCTGTGCAGCCGTCTGGTTGTATAGTCCAGCGTCTCGATTGTCGGAGTGCGCCACGCCACATACCCGTCAGGAGTAGACCTCACGTTGATGCCGCTGGTACTAGCCCCTTTAAGCAGCTCGTTAGCCTTCTTTTCGCTGATGCGCGTCGGCATGACATAGTTAAACTCTGCCCCGCCTTCGCGTAGTAAAGTTGTCGCCCCGCTTAGATCAGACGGATCGACCCGCTGGAATAGACTAAGAACCGCGTCTGACGCCTCGTCTCCGGGAATTACCTCAACGCTGTAAGCGCTGCCGTATGCTTCTTTTCTAGCTGTGGCAGTGTCTTTCATTATGTCAGCCTTTTGGCCAATTTTACCGGAAGTAGGGCTGCCAAGCACGTCATCAAGTCGCGTATTCAGATCGCGGGATGCGGCCGCAGCGGTTTCGCGCAAGTTCTTTTGCACGATAGACGCGCCCTGACCGGGAGTGTTGGCCACTACATCAAGCAAGTTCGTCATGTTGGGGCCGAGACCGCCGACGGCCCCGTATGGGGTGTTTGCGTTCATGGCCGCCACCGGTGCGTCAGCCTCGATGGCGTCACGCACGACTTTGGCCGCGTCCTTCTTAAAGCCGATTTGTGATATGACGTTCTTGATTGGGAGCTGGCTGAACCAGTCTACGCCAGCGCCGATGGCTTCGCCAGCCAATGGCGCGACGGCGCCCAGTGGAGCGCCAAACAGTGCGCCGGTGGTCATTTCCCTTTTTGCGTTCTCTGCGCCGCCGTCTCCGTAGCCTGCGACAAGGCCCTCTACTGCACCACCACCGCCACCGTACAGTGTGCCCTGAGATATTTTACCGGCACGGCTTGGGGCGGTTATTAAGTTGGGGGCGCGTAAAGCTAAACCCGTGGACACGCCTGTAGCCAACCGGCTTGCAGCAGTGAGCTTGGGGTTGAGCGCCGCCTGTAAATCTATTGCGCTTCCGATGGTGTCGGCGCTAACTGGGGCCTGCGCCTCTCCGCCAAACATTTCTCGTATCTTCTGCATTATCGGGTCGAGACCTGACATAGCTTCCTCAACATATCCTCGGGCAAATGGAGCGCCCTTCAAAGAGGAGGCAGCCGCAGTCACGACGGCCCCGCCAATCATATCTTGCGCCAATGACCCTTTAACGAGCAATCCAGCGTCGCCCTTGAGCTGCATTATCTGTCTGACCTTTTCGTTGTCAGACTGCACATATCCGCTGTCTCGGTATGACAATTCGCCCTGCGGGTTTTCGGTTACACGCCCGCCGCCCTCATATTCTGCAATAATTTTGAGACCTTCTGGCAGGTCGGACGGCCCCGCATCTTGCGAGAAATACATATCCATTAAGCGGTCTTTGTCGGCGGTCCTGCCCTCGGCTGCGGCTGCTTTGGCGAGCGCTAATATCTCTTGCTTATCCATTAACCGTTGCCCTCCCGTCGCTTTCGCTCTTGCTCAATGAAATCTGCGTCGCTGAGCGGGATCGTAATTTGTAGGGGCGGAGCTGTACTCAGCCACTCTGGCTCGCCGCCAAATATTCTGGTTAAGCCCTCAAGCCCTTTTTGCCCCATGGGGTTACCGGCTGCGGCTTGCTCCTTGGCGTCTCTAAACGCGTCTGCGATCAGCGACTGGTACTTGTCTTGTATTCTCAGCAAAGATCTTTTTGCCAATGGCGCGCCCAGACCAAGGTCTAGGTTGGTCAACTCGTTTTCAAGTGCTTGAAATTCCGTTGTGTTAAGCGCTCCCATTGTTGCTCCCGTTGCCTTTAAGTCTTTAAGAGCTTGAAGGGCTAGGTTCGACTTGAGAGTTTTTTGCAGTGACAATGCTTGGCCCGATTTCGTGAACTTAACCCCGCTTAGTAGAGTTGACATGATGCCGGTAGTCATAAACGGGTCGTCATTTATCATATCCATCAGTGCTTGAACATCTTCAAGCTGGTTGCCCGCCTGAGATACTTTGCCTTCAGCAGTAGAAGTTGCCTGCAATTGATCTTGTATCTGCTTAACTTGTAACGCGATTGCCGGCGCCATGCTTGGGTTTACCATCGCAAGATTTAGGAGCTGCTGGATACGCGCCTGCGGATCTCCGCCCGCAGCACCGCCGCCCATCATCCCTTGCAGTAGCTGGCTCTGAGCCCGCGCAGCCGTAGCCTTGCGCGTCATGTCGGCCTGATCGTTGAAGCGGCCCATCATGTCGTTAATATTTCCGCCCTTCCTGCCCTGCAACGCCGCGCCGGCGTCGGACAGCCCGGCAAACGCCAGCATTCGCCTCTGCGTCTTGGACAGGTTCTCGTATGGATCGGATGGCACCGCCGGCGCTTGTGCCGCCAGCAGCTGCTGGATCAGCGCCATGTTGTTCTGCGCCGGAGCGTTCACGGCGGGCACTGCCGATGGCACGTCGAGGCCGACGTCTGGCGCTGCGGGCGCAAAAGTCTCGGCGGCTTCCGCTGGTACTGTCGCGGATACTGGCGTAATCGAGGGGCCAGTCAAGAAAGCTGCTTCGTCTTCTAATGCTTGATCGCCCACCTTGGCGTCGAATGAGCTGTTAATTCCTGCAGCCATCAGCTTGTCAATGTCTGCCTGTGTTAAGATCTTCGGTTCCATGTTATCGTCCAATCCGCTTGTAGAGCTCGTCGTATTTCACGCGGCGGTATCCGTCATCGCCAATGACGACTAGGTCTGGATGCGTTGCCTCGAGCTCCTGCGCCATGACGCCAAACCTTGGCTGGCCTTCATGTGCCACATTTTCTCCAGCCTCGTTCCAGTCCCATGTATAGAAGTTTACGCCGGCCTGGCTGCCGACTGGTGTGATGTTTTTCTTGAGGCGTATGTCGGAGTTCATGCCAGTGGCAAGAGAGCCTGCCCCCTCCATCAAGGAGCCTACTGCCCTCAGCCCGCCGAACGGATCTCGCGTCGAGACGGTGCCAAGCCCTTGCGGAACGCCAGCCCCAGCCGCCAGAAGAGCGTTGAGCTGTGTGAGCGGGTAAGCCTGCTCCTGCTCGAACGCTGCGTAGTCGGCTTGCAGTTGTGCCTGCTCAAGCGCGCGCACCTGATCTCCCGCCGCCATTTGAGCCCCGAGGCCCGACAGCTCCGACTGCAAACGATCGCCGGCGAGTGCGCCCATTGCGTTCGCCGCGCGTCCTTGGATGTCTGCGGCACCGAATTGGCCCTGATAATTGGCCGCGTTGGCCGCCTGCTCGAATTGAGCCTGCTGGATCGCAAACTGATTTGCCGCCGCCATGTTGCCGGAGCGTGCCGCCTGATCTCGTGCGGCGGCCGCTTCGCGCGCCTGCTGACCGAGTGTGTTTGCCGTCATCTGCTGTCCCGACTGCATGCCGCGCGCTTGCTGCACGTTGCCAATGTCGAACTGTCCAGACTGAAGCGCCTGGGTGTATGCCTTCTCCTGCAATCCGGCGATCAAGTCCGCCGCCTGCTTGCCGTATGCTTCGCGAGTGGCTGCCTCTGCCACGCCCTGGCGTGACCCGCCAAATGCGCCGGCGGCCGTAGCCTGTGCGCCCATAGTGTTCAGCGCCTGCTCTTGGGCGCCGCCCAGCGTCTGAAGGCTGCGGTTAATTACGTTCTGAGTGTAGGGCGACATGTACGGGTCAAAGTTTGTCGTGGCCAGCTGGTTGACGCCGATCTGGCCGGGAGCCATTGCCGCGTTGACCGCTCCGGCGCCCTGCATTGTCTGCGCGCCTCCGAGTTGCGCGGCCGCCATGTCAGTCGGGCTGAACCCACTTAGGCCCTGCTGGACGCCGATCGCCTGATCGTATGTCTGGCCGCCCATGTTGAGATTGCCGTATCCAGCCAGCGCCTGATTTTGCAAGTCCGACATCCCGGCGACCATTTCGCCGGTGTAGGGCGTGTACTCTTGGTCTGCGATCGCAACGCCGCGCGGCAAGATGTTTTCGCGGATAAAATCTTCCTGCCACTGCGGCAGCTTGCTTGTCTCTGTTGTAGTCGATCCCATCAGGTCAGCTCCATCTCAAAGTGCGTGTACATTTCACGGAACGAAGCCGCTTCTGCGTATTTCGTAAAACCCTTGCGGGCGTCTGTCTCTATGGCGTCCAGTTTAGCTTCTTTGGCCACTTTTGTCAAAATAGCGAGCACTTCGTTGCCCCACAAGTGCATCTTCTCTCCGCCCATCCACTCGATCTTCATGTTTTTGCGCAGGGGCTGCTTCACAATGCACGTCACGACGGCGGCCATGGCCTTGCCGTCAACGTAAGCCAACCACAATAGGGACAGCCCGTTGCGCAAGTCATCGACAATGTGGCCAATGGTTACGTTGTGGCTCTGGCGGCGGACTGCCGGATCCAGCAATCGGACGGCGTCGTCCAAAACGCTCTCAACTTTATCGGGCAGGATCGCCAGCAATTTTAATTGCGGTTTTATGTGTACGACCTCACCCATGCAGCCTCGTAATCGACAGAGTTGACGCTGGTATTGCTGGGACTGGCGACGCTGCGGCGGTGTAATTTAGAAACCCGCTGGTGCTGTCAAACATATAGTTGACCTCAAGATAGTCGCCCGCAGCCACGGTAAAGATTTGGGTGCGAGACGTAACTAAAGTTGCGTTATTCTGGTGCAGCGCAGTAGCCATGCCGCTGTTAGGTGCGTCTGTTCCGTTTATGCTCGGCCAAAAGTAAAAGAGTACGGTGCTGGCGGAGGTCGACGACACTTGAGCCGAAAACGCTAAAACGTATTCGCCCGCCTCCTCGAATACAATGCGAGAGGCAGGCGTCCCCTGCGTAATGCCGGAGTTGCCCACCGGGGCGTCATAAGTTATTTTGTACGCAGTATTGGCGACTGCGGCGGTAACGTCGGCAGTCTTGATGAAATTGGCGTGGCCATCCTCTAGGACGATCTGACGCCAAGATCCGCCCTTCGATATTACCGGATACCCGTTTACATTATCCCACAGCAATACGCCGTCCTGCGAAGCCGAGGCCGCCGCGTCCTTAAAGCCAAGCTGATCCAGCGCCAGCCCAAGGTAGCGACGCATATTCTCGGCCCACTGGCTTATGTCCATAGTAATGGGTGGCAGCATCCGGCTCATCTGCGGCCGCCGGCCACTGCGTCCAGTCGCATGATGCCAACGCGCCAATCCGACGCGGCGTCGCCCGTGACACGCATTCTGATTTGACGACCCGTGAAGCGCAGGCTGGTCGGGTTGGCCATCGAAAACGGCCCATAGTCGCGCTCGGTGTCCGTCGGATAGAAGCGCGTCTTAAACGTGGCGCTCACGTCGCCCAGCGTCTTCTCGTCTGGGATCATCCCACGCACAGCCATAACCTGTTCGCCGACGCCAATGGCGATCGGGCCAGTCTCGGCGAATGGCGTTTGAGTTCCGTAGTTGAAGCCGATTTCCTGCTCGTACAGAGTGCCGTCGGCGGCAATCCAGAACGGCTGGCGGAAGACGCCACGGTCTACGCCGGCCGTGCGATCGATTGATCCGGTTGTCCAAATCTTCTCTGCATAATCAAAAGCAACGTATCGGTCGCATTCCGTGCTGCTCGAGCTGGGGTAGAACCACCAGATCTCGTTGAAGCGGCTGTTCACGACGGCGTGTACCTTAGACTTCTGGTCGTTGTTCATGTCGCTAAACACATAGTCAGCCACGTCGCATGATAGATCCTGCACAGCCCCGCCAGAGTAAACAAAGAATGAGCGCTGGCCCATCCACACGACGCCCTCGTCGATGGACGCGGCGGCGTTGGCCGCAATCAGGCCGCAGCTGGTGCCCACCCTAGAAAACCCGTAAACGTAGGGTGGGCCCGAATATGTGGCCGTGTGGGCATCTTGCGTTGTCAGCAAAATTGACTGGCCGCGCGTGCGCAGGCCCTTGAGGATCACGCCATTCGTCTGGATCTGGATGTCGCCGGCCTCGTTTGTCGTCGCCGGCGTCCACAAGTTATTATTCTCTCTGTCTGACCAGGCGACTTTTCGAGGGTCGCCGCCGGCGCCAAATGCGAAAACAAAGCGCTCTTCCGTAACCATCATGCTGGAGCAGCCAGTCGGCGCGTTAGACAGAACGGCGGCGGGCGTGGCAGAGTTAAGTGTCCACTGGTAAATCTTGCCATCGTCAGCCGTGGTTCCAAGCAAATACTCGCCCCAATTCTCTAAGCTCCATGTGGTAGCTCGCAGAATGCTGCCAGTGTCCTCTGAGGGCAGGCCGTACAATCCATTGCCGAATGTGCTGGCGCTGTAGCCAGTAAACGCCGTGGCATCCACGCGGCCAGCGGTAAAGCCAGCCGGAGTAATGTCCGCCACAGTGTTGCCAGCGGTCATGGCGTAAAGTTTGTTGTGTGTTCCAAATGCCACGCGGCGGTTGTTGGAATTGTCTTCCCACGCGACCATTGTACGTGCAACGCCGTTCAGATCAACGGTTCCGCGCTGACGCCATCCGCCAATGGGGCGCAGTGCGCCCTCATGCCAGCGAATTAAGTTGCCATCACGCCAGCGGCCCTGAGATTGGTACTCAGTGCCGTTTCTGTATTGGCCCGCTGGAATGTTGAGTGGGATTAACGGCATGTGCCTTCTCCCTATTTAAGCGGGTTTCGTGGGCCAGTCGGCATCGTCTAGATTTGGAAAGTTTGCGTGGCTGGTGACATCGCGCAAAGCCTGACGATAAGTTGTCATTGGCGCGTCCATAGTCACATCAGTCAATGCAAAGTAATCTGTCGCAGCCAGCAATGTATTACGCTTAGTGCGATTAGATGCAGCTAGATTATCGTCCCAAGCCTGTGTCTCTTCAGCGGTCTTGCTTGATGTAGTCCAGCCAACAATCCACGCGCCATCAGTTAAAATGGGCGAACCACCTTGCTCCGCAGCTTGAGTGCGCTCATCAATGCTTGGCGCATCCGCAAACGTCACTGGCATGACGCCATAGCTTGCAAGCATATCATCAGGGATTTGCTTGGGGAATGATGTGTTGGGATTATCACGGCGTAGTTGCCCTACGGAATAGGGGTATGTGTCTACGGCTCCGCTTGTAATTTTAACGTACATTTAAGGTCTCCTACAAAGAGGTTAGTGTGTCGACTACAGTTCGACTTACCGATGATTTATTGCCATTTCCTGTAGTTGTCGTTGGGGAGGAAGAGGTCAAACTCGTTGTTGCATTGGTTATCGTCTGCGCGGTGTCAGTGAATGTTGTAGTGATGTAGTAGTAGCGGCCATACGTTCCTGTCAGAGAACCATCTACGGGTAACTTTGCAGTAATCCAGTTACCACTAGCAAGGTCTTCTTTGCCAGTGACTAAAATGTCTCCGTTTGCATTAAATGCAACTCTATGAGCTGTCATAGTGTCGCCTGTGCCCAGCCCCCTCTGCCACTGCAATGCCCCAGAGGAATTATACAGTGCAAGCAAGAAAGCATTATAAGCCGGCGCACCAGTAGTCCCCATCCCACACAATAGGACATTATCATCTGCGTCAACAGCCATTCCAAACCCGTATTCGGTAACACCCGCGCCTAATGTCCTTGTAAACTGCAATGTCCCAGAGGAATTATGCTTATTAATGAAAGCGTCATTACTGCCAGCGCCAAAAGATGTCATTCGCCCTGTTGTGTAAATGTTTTCAGAGCTATCAAGAGCAATCCCAAAAGCGTATTCATTGCCCGTTGTGCCGCCGTAGCTACGTTGCCACTGCAATGTCCCAGAGGAGTTATACTTAGCTAGGAAGGCGCCGTTGTTAGAAAGGTCTGTTTGACCGCAAACATAAATATTTCCTGATGTGGCGACCGCCATGTCTTGGTAACCAACATACGATCCGCTTAAAAGCCTAGCGAACTGAAAGACCCCAGAAGAGTTTAGCTTTACTAGATAAGAAGTTTCAGTAGTGAAGTAAATGTTGTCAGAACTGTCAAGGCTCATCCCGACAGGAGTTCCGAAATAATCCTGTGTCTTCTTTTGATAGGTTAATGACCCAGAGCTATCGTATTTACATACGACAAAATTCCCCGTGTCTTGACCACAGCAAATTATGTCATCGTTACTGTCCACGCGTACTGCGTGAAACCTAGCGTTAGTGTCTGTGTTAGGGCCGTTATATGTTCTTGCCCAAAGAACTTCGCCGTCTGTTGAATACTTTACAAGAGCGCCCTTCTGAGGGTCACCGCCATTCTGTACGGTCTCCGCAACGACATAAATGTTGTCAGAACTGTCTACGGCAACATCTTCACCCTTTGGGGTTTTCATAAAAGAGTTAGTGGCTATACTGGAAATCCAGTAACTATCCCCACCAGCACCCGCAGCGGCAAGCAATGTAAGTTTACTAATATTACTCATACCAGTTACCCCGCCGCATCAATTGCCAGCGCACCGTACCAAATAGTCCCGCCGTCTGTCGTTGTGAAGACAAGCAGATCGGTCTCGCCAGAAGCGGGTGCATCAGGCGCAGTAGCGCCAGCCCAATCAACGCCAGCCGGATATGTTATTGCGTGTGTGCCACCCGCAGTCAGGCGAAGAATAAAGCCAAAGGCCGTCCCGCTTGCTGGTGGGTTGGTGAATGTAAAGGTTGTGGCCCCACTAGTAGCTAGAGAGAACACGTTGCCACTCTCACAGTTGACCGCTGGGGTGGTTCCAGAGAGTGCAACATACCGCTCGTTATAGCTGTCAACGGTAAGCTCGCCAGTGATGTCCACGTCTCCAGTGTATGACGACAGGTCAACGCTGGTTAGTTTTCCGTCAAGCTGCGTCTGGATTGCAGATGTAACACCGTCAACATATCCAAGCTCCGTGGCTGTCAATGTGCCGGGAATGCCGTCCAATACGTTCAACTCTGCCGCTGTGGACGTAACTCCGTCTAAGATGTTCAACTCAGCCGTGGTGGACGTAACCCCGTCTAAAATGTTTAATTCTGCCGCTGTGGACGTAACTCCGTCTAGGATGTTTAACTCAGCCGTGGTGACAGTGGCCCCGTCTAGGATTGCAATCTCAGTGGCGCTTACAGCCCCAAGGAGCGTATCCGTCTCGGTCCAGTTATCGTTTATCTTTGTGCCCCAGGTGTCCTCGCTCGCGCCGACTTCTGGTAGGGTAAACCCTTGGTTTGGTGTAGTGCCATCAGCCATTACGCGGCCCTCTCTAAGTAATCTGCCTCTGTCCAGCTTGTCGTCGGACTAGACGCCTCAAGCCACTTGTAACGCGCGGCGACTGTCGCTGTAAAGCCAAACTGATCCGACGCCTCCATCAATCTTACGCGATTATACACTATATCTGTGGTTATTGAAATGGTGGGGCTTGCAGCTCCTACCACGTCGATGACCGCGTTCGATGTCGCCACGATCGAAATGGTGGGAGACGCCGCAACATTTCGCGTGACTTGCGCCGTCGCGGTGGCGCTGACAGCTATAGTCGTCGACGCGCTGCCCTCTTCGATGCTAATATTCTTGCCGTACAGATACGATCCGTAAGTGTTGAGGCCGTAGCCGGGACGGAAGCCTGGGATCACTTCATACTTGATGGAGGATACCGACGCGATGCCGCCTAGACTTATGTTTGCCGCCGCATCCGCAACTCGAACGGCAGTCGGGGGCGTTGCCACAACTCCGATAGACGCAGACGCTGATGCCGTAATAACAGTAACCGCAGCCGCAGTAGCGGAAACGGCAATAGACGCAGCGGCCGCGCCCTGCGTCGTCTCCGGCTCTCCGTACAGCCCAGAGGTAAAGACCCCA